ACCTTCAACTGCTCTTACTTTTATTTCCATATTTGATTAAATTTAATTTTATACAAAGTTACACAAAAATTATTATAGTTTTAGACGGTTATCTTGGGTTGAACTCTGCCAAGTCAAAGCCATCTAAGCTATCTTCGTTTGATTCAAAATTTATTGGAGGCAAGTTATTTCTTCTCTGATTAATCATTTTAGATTGCTCAGTGTTAGCTTGACTTATTCTTGAAGCTTTTGCATCTTCTCTTTGTGTCTCTCTACCCTGAAGTGCTTCGGCATCAACCTCTCTTAGTTGCATATTTAACTCAAACTCTTGTTGCATCAACCTTGATTTTAAATCAGCTTCTGCTTTAAGTTTTTCTATTTCAAAAGCAATATCTCCTTGTCTAAACTGTAGTTTAGCTTGAGTCTCCATTTGAAGTTTTTGTGCTGCCATTTGTGCTGCCATCTCCTGAGATTTGAGTTGTTGTTGAGATTGCATAGCTTGTTTCTGCATAGCCATCTTCTCATCTCTTTCTTGCTTGGCAATTCTTTTCATTTTAAGCAATTGATTCGCAAGTTTTAAATTCTTTAATTCACGAATATCAATAGCATCTTCTAAATTAATATCACCTTTAGATAAAGCCATTTGTATGTTAGCCTCAAGTTGTTGTCTTTGTTCTTCATCAGGTGCTAACTCAATAAAAATACCAAAATCATAAATGTATAGTTCATTGATATCGCTTAGTATAGATACATTGTATTTACCTATTTGATTTATAAACTCTTCTTTGAAATCAGAATACTCTAATATGTCAGCAACCCTATAAGTTGTTGCCTCTGCAAGACTCTTATAAATATAAAGACTTCCGTCTAAAATATGTCTTGTTGCTACATTTGAATTTAAAGCAGCTAACTTTTGAAGTCCAACTAATGAATTAGGGTCCGGTGTACTACCATCTCTTGCTTCATTTAAACCTGTTACTAATCTTATCTGATTTAAGTAATGATTATAATTACTTAAAAGCATTTGTGTTTTTGAAGCACCTGAAGATGATTGTAATTCTTTAATAGGAGTTCTCGCCTGATTGAAGTCTCCTTCTTGAGTATAACTTCTACCAATAACAGAACCTGTTTGAAAGTATAACCTTAATGCATCTTCGGGATTGTAAGCATTCCCTGTACCAAGGTCTACTTCATTAAGACCGTCAGCATCAATAAATACTCCGTCAGGTACAACTCTTGCAATTACTTGTTGTAACTTTAAATGTGTGATTTGAATTAAATCAGCAAAAGGAATCATCCTTCTAACTAAAGATTCAATAACACCTTTATACATTCTTGGTGCTACTGCCACATAGTTTGGAATTGCGTGTTGTGTGGCTGATTGTGGTCTAACCATATTCTCCATCAATTCCCATTTCAGGATTATGTTAGTACCCATAACCATCACACCTTCATACCAAACATCTATAGTTTTTTGAACCTTCTCAAAACTACCTTCTTCTTGCATTTCTAATGGTGGATTAAAAGAATCATCTTTTTCTACCATTGTTACATTGCCATTATCTTTTACTTTTCTTTTATAAGTTACTTTCTTAGTAGTCTTATAATTAAAGTACATTAATGTTGCAGTGTCTTTATAAAATATATCGTTTTGATAATACTGTGCTACATTAAAGTAATCAAACCAACTTTGTGCGTATTGAGATATTTCTTCTAAGTCATCATTGGTTAAGGTGGTATCTATTTTTAATAGTTCTGTAATTGGAACAGTTTTTATTTCACCCCAATAGAAACAATCTTTAAAGTGTGGGTCTTCTGTATAGCTATAAACAACATTAGCAGGGTCAACATATTTCAGTTTTACACCATCTCCGGGCAGAAATTCGTGCTTTGCTACTGACATACCTAATACAGTTAAATCATAATCTAACTGTTTTCTAATATCATTGTATTTGTTACTTTCAAATATAGTAGAGATGGCTTCCTCTTCTGCTATTTCAATAGCAGGTTTGTAGTTTAGTTGCATATACAACTTAAGTTCATCGTCTGTTTGAGGAAGTTCTGCAGGGTCCATAGTAAAAGGGTCTACTCCTGTCTTCTGTTGTATAGTCTCAAGAAGAGGTTTAGCAACCATTTGACCCTCAACCATTTGCTGATACTTGCTTCTTTTTGATTGAGACATAGCATCTTGAGCAAAAGCTTTTACACTAAATTCTCTGTCTTGCATTCCGTTGACTACAATGTCTACAAACTTTGGAAGTACAGGAACAGGGGTCCAATCCAAGTTTAAATAAGATAAGTCTCCATCGACTGCTAATTCATTTTTGTACTTTCCCGTACCTTGTTCGCCTCTTGCGTATAACTTTAATCTATTGAAGTCTCTCCACTGACTAAAGTATCTGCAACCACTACCGTCTTTCTTGAACCATTCATATTGAATAGCCTGTCCTATTTGTAATCCGAATTCATCAGTAGCCTTTTCTGAATCAGATACAAATTGACTTGGAAATCCGGAAGATGATATATTTATGTTTACTTTTTTCATCTAATAATTTCGCTATATTTGCCCTTGTTACTATACCTTGCAAAGTTAACCTTTATTTTTGAAACTTTTTTCTCAGGTAAATAAAGGTGTTTCTGTGTTGCCATAATTGCTAACCCCGAACTAATTGAAGCATCATACTTAGTTCTGTTACTAATATCGAACTTCGCCCAATCCTCTAAAGTTCTTGAAAAAACCATATCTCCAATATCCATATCATCTTTAAAACCTATATTGGTTTCAATGTATGATTCAATTGCTGAAGCGTGTGCTTGTTTTACTGCTTCACTTGAGTTAGGTATACCACCTAATTCTCTTTCAGTCTTAGATAATTTAGTATATGCTTTATCAGGTCTATTCATACAGAAACCTCTGTACCCCCTGTTTTTAAAATGATATAGTAAACGAGGTTTGTTATTTTCTATTAATATAGGCATACCATAAAAAACACAAGCCATTAACACATCTTCAAAAAATATTTCTGCAGTTTGTGGTCTTGCTATGTATTCTAAAAAAAACTCGTTACTTGGTGCTTCAGCCATACTAAACATAGTTTTTCCGTGTAGTGCTCCATTGGAACCACCTCCACCTACAACTCCTGATATATCATAACTGTCACACCCGAATGCACCAATGTGTTCATTACCGGGATATTTAATGCCTCTTCTTATATCAACTCTGTTTTGCAAAGATTTATTAGGAGTCCAAGAAACTAAAAACCTTCCTCGATTGTTTGGGGAAAATATTACCTCAGTATCTTTAACCCCGTTTTTCCAACTTAAAGACCCTCTTGTAATGTGATGGTCTATAATTAAAGAATCATTATAATCTATTTGCTGATATATCTTTGTAAGATTGAATAGAGACTGTTTACTCTCATCCCTAAATGCGTGAGACTCTGTTCTTGGAAATTGACGATAGTATTCGTTTAATGCATCAGGGTCGTTTTTTAAGGATTCAACCTCGTTTTTCCAATAGTCAATTGCTCCTTGAATAATTGGTTCCCCATCAATACCCGGCTTGGGTAATTTGGGTGTTTCAAAAACAGGCATACCATATCTATCAATAAACCCTTCCATATTCCACTCCATAGGAATGAAAAGTGAATATAACCCACTTTTGGTTTGACCATTAGCGTTTCTTTTTCCCACATCAGAATCTGTGTATAGTTTTTTGAAATTGTCACCACCCTTTTCAAGTGCGTTGGATGTTGAACCCATCATACATTTTCCAATAACTTTACTACCTAATCTTAAACAAGTTTTAGTAACCCTCCAATTGTTTAAAATATTATTAGGCTTTATCCATTTACCACTTTCATCGTGAACTAATAACAGAAGCTTTTCACCATCATAACTGTTATCGTCTGTGTTTTTCCAATCTATAGTAGTGTCTAATCCATACAACTCATCGTTGGTTGTATCGTACATATTTTTCTTTGTAATCTTTGCAGCAGGTATTCTAAACGCTAATTCAGTTTTAGGTTTATCCATACCATCCATAATAGGTTTAAAGAAAAAAGGTAACCTACTATTAATAGGAACTACCTTGTCGGTAAACATTTTCTTAGCATCAGAACCTGTCTTAGATAATATACCTACTCTTGAATCTTTAGCAAGTGTGCCTGTATTTACACACTCTGATGATGACATAAAAGAAAATCCTGAACGTCTTATCTTTAAATATATCATACCAAAACTTCTCGTATCTGCTTTAGATGCTTCCCAATAAAGAAATAAAATTCTATTTGCTTCTCGAAAATCAGGATATCCAACATCAATACTTGTCCATTGAAGGTACATATAGTGTGCTCCGGTAATATATGTTGGTTCGCCATTAGACATAAACCACAAACCTTGCTCTCTTCTATCAAACTCTCCTTCAATATAATCAACCCATCTATCCTTAAATTGAGATGGCATTTCATTCCATTGAAATATAGATTGCATTCTACCTAAAGCCTTAGGTAACTCTTCTCTTTCCCAATACTGTTCTTCTTTTTTATTGTGTCTTTGAAGACACTTTTTAGGTGTTAAGGGTAAAGCTATCTTTAGACCACTTACACTTATAATATCTCCTATCTCTCCGGTCTTCGATATAACAACAAAATCATACTTAGACTCATACCCGTATTTCCACGTTTTAGCCTTGTTCTTAGACTTTAAAACGTTTTTAGGTACAACACCCTCAAGTGTTCGATATAAGTTATTTAGACCTTCTTTCTGCAAATCCTTGTTTTGTATCTGTTTTACTTGCTCCCTTTTCTAATGATTCAATAGCTTCTTTTTCTGTTTCAATTCTATTTAATATTTCAAACGCATCAAATATCGCTAACTTTTTTGTAGCTGCTGCATTTTTTAACCTGTCTGCTGAAAGGTCATCTTCAGGGTCGTGTTTAATAATCGCTTCCTTCGCTACCTTTATAAGCTGCTCCACTGCCCTGTGACCTGCTTCTATGATTTTTAATTTTATTTCGTTTGATTTCATTTCTAATACGTTTTGTTTTCTTTATAGGAACATCTTCGTTTAGTTCATCCATCCAATCCCATTCTCTACTCATAATAATGTTTGTTGTATGTATGGTGTCTGTAATTAACTACAATCTCTTGTTCTTTTTTTATATTGTCTTCTGCAATTAAAATAGTGTTACTGTTGTCCTTAAAGTAATAAAACTTTGCGTTAGGATGTTTAGAATGATTAGTGTACCTACCTGCTATAGTTCTGCATCCATCCATAGTTCCGTACCCAATAACATCTCCTTTGTTAAAATCTTTTGTTGTAAAAATTCCCAAACCCTCAATGCTTGAGTCTTTAACCTCATAATTTTTATTACCAAAATCCACAACGGGACCTGCTTCTTTTATAAACTCATCTGACTCTATGTACTTATTTAAAAGTTCTAAATCTATATTAGCTTCTTTTAACATCAATTCAAAATCAGTCATTATTTCTTTTTTAAAAAACAAACCTGTATTAGTCTTGCTTTTTCTGCATAACCAAAATTATCATAAATATTTCTTGAATGATAAAGGTGTGATGGAAAAACAACAAGCCTATTATATCTTGACCTCAAGATACACATTTTTTCTCCTTTGTAATACAGAGTAGTTCCATCGGTTTCAGGATGCTCTGTGTTTAAGTAAAGTATCGCAGTTAAATCTCCCATCATATCATCTGTATGAATGAAATTTGGTTCTTCTTGATTTAAGGGTGACCTTCTTACAAAGTTTAAATCTGCTTTATACATTGGATAATGTTCATTTAAAAACACAACAAGTTGGTCAATACCTCTTGCATTTACATTCTTAAATAAATCTTCTCCTATCTGTATATCTTGAAAGCCTTCGTTTAATATGTCATCAACATATTTATCTACCCCTTGTATTACATCTTCAAATATTCCTATATTCATATTGACATAACTATTTGGTGGTCAAACATTCTGTAAAGTTTTTCATCACTTACGGTAAACTCATATTCACTATTTGGTTTATAACAAACCTTTGTCCCTTCTACAACCCCTTTGGATTTTAGATACTCATTAGGATACCTCATTATACCAACTAAAGGCTCTTCACTTAAAGGTTTGTAAATATATGAATCCTCTACGGGTGCAGGTTGCACAAAACAATATCTGTCAACTGCATTCCATTGTGTACCGTTATGGTACGCATAGAACTGTTCGGCTTCTATAAAAAACAAATCATCTTTAAAGTAGCTTTTACCACTTCTTTGTTTTCCATACATATCGTTATAAAATTTAAAAACATTATGGTGTACTAACAAAAAATCTCCCACCTTTATCGGACCTTTATATCCAAGGGGGAGTTCAACTACTTCTGCTTCTCTATTAGAAAATTTAAAATCTTCTTCAGATGTGCTTATGATAATATCCAATCCGGATATTTCTTTTGTGTTGTTATATCGTTTACCTTTTAAAGGTCTTACGATAAATGCAAACGGTGATTTCATAATTTAATTTACGAGCCACAACCAATACAATCTATATGCGAATCAGTTGGTTTAACTCCATTTAATTTCATTTCAATATTGTGAATCTCATCAGCAATAGCCATTGAATCCATCCAATCATCAACCTTATCTTTTTCCATTTTAAGAACCTCGACCTTTTCGATTAGTTCTTTTCTTTCGTTATCCGTCATTAAATAAAGTTTATATTGTATTCAATAGAGACGGGCATCGTTGAGGTAAACTCTTTCCAAAGTAAAATCTCATCTTCTTTTTGAATATAAATTAATATACTCTCTTTTTCTAAAACAAACTTAATTAAATGAATAGTATAACTACCATTTAAAACAGATTGCCCTACAATATAATGCATTGCTCCTGACTTGTAATCAGGACCTATTGAAATTTTTCTAATATCCATTAGTATACTCTGATTTCAATGTTACCTTGTGAAATGTCTACTGCAGCCGGTGCAAAGTCTAAGTCTAAAATATCAATAGTAATCTCTGCTTGAGATTTGTTATAACCTCCAAAGAAACACTGAACCATCTGCCCTTTATTTCCACCAAATCCATTTAACAATACAAGTACATCGGGTTCAACGGCAAGTCCACTAAGCGTTACTTTTAACTGTCCTGCACCTGTAGAAATCCAACTTACGGTTGCACCTGTTGTATTGTTTAATACTTTTTCCGATACGTTGTTAGAGGCTACTGAGAAGTTAGCTTCATAACTTGTATAAGGTAACGATGTGCCACCACCTGTTGGTGTTTCCCATTGTGTTTGAACTGACGTTCCACTAATAGACTTAATACCTAATATCTGTGTGTCTGCCGTTGGTAAGCTTTCAGGTAATGAAATTTCTTGTGCTGCTCCTGTATCAGGTGCTTGAAGAATAATTGTTTCCGGAGAGCCTTTACTTGCTCCTGTTTCAAATTCTATTTTTCCACCTTCTGTACTTCCGTTTCCTGTAAGCTTTAATACTCCGTATCTAAAGGTTGGGTTAAGAGATGACCCAATTTGAACCTTAGTAAGTCCTGCAGTCCCTGTATCTAAAGTAAGTCCTACATTCCCATCTAATACACTATTGTTATTATATTGAATCTGAGCACTTGTACCTCCCGGTGCTGCAGTAGCAGTAATAGCTAAATTCCCACTACCGAGAAGACTATTTCCGTTAACTGTTTTAATGTTTGAGCCACTAACTAAAGCAGCTTGTTTGTCATCAAATTTAACAAAATCACCTGAATCTAAATACCCATCAACTGTTCTTGTAGACTTAGCCATACTAAGCGAAGGAGTATTTCCTCCTGAACTTACTATTGGAGCAGTCCCTCCAACTGATGTGACAGTTCCACCACCACCACCGGCAGCTTTCCATTCAGTTTCTACCTCAGTACCTGTAATTGATTTAACAGTTAAGGCTAATCCGACATCAGTCGGCAATGCACCCGGAAGAGAAATTTCTTGTTTTGCACCTTGTTCAGGTCCTTGTAAAGTTACAATTGCTGCTGCTGCTTTTCCAATACCTGTTTGAAATTGAACTCTACCACCTAAGTTACTTCCGTTACCTTTAAGTAATAAAATACCTTCCTGAAAGACAGGGTTGTTTTCGTTTCCTACAGTTAAAATATTATTAGTAGTATCCCAAGTAAGATTTGTGTCTGCTGAAAAATTTGTACCATCATTAATCTGAACACTACCTGCAACACCTGCAGGAGTACCACCACTAACTACAATATCTCCACTTCCTAAAATAGATTGACTATTTATAGTTTTAATGTTTGTCCCACTAACTAAAGGGTCTTGGTAATTGAAATCAATTATTTTTCCCGGGTCACCTGCACCACCATTAGTCATTGTAACTCCTGAACCTGTAAACCCAAATGTACCTTGGGCAGTAGAACTACCTACTTTAATACTATTTACAGTTGATACACTACTTCCATTAAGTTGTATTGTTTTAATTCCGTCTTTGTCGGTTAATACAGTTTGAGTTATACCGGAACCCATAGTTATTTTGTCAAGCCAAAAACCTGATGAAGTATCTGCTGCATCAATTTTAAATTTCTCGTCAGCACTACCTCCTACTGTACTCCATATAGATGTGAAGGGAGATGACGAAGTCGGTGTTTTGTCAATAACTAATACTTGACCGGGAGCAGGTTCGTTTTCCGGCAACGCAACTGCATAGCTTTGTTTTAGGATTTGACCCGGAGATGCCCAAGCAGCAAATTGACCTGAGCCAAGTGCATCATAATATCTTGTCTCTCCATAAAATGCACCTTCACCGGCTCCTGCAAATATATTTAACTGACCTTTGATTTCTTGTGCTTTACCAATATTAACGACAGGGTTGTTTTTTAAAGATACATCTACCTTAAAAAATTCACCTGCATTGAAAACACCTCCTTGATTAAACTGAACACCGAACTCAGGTTCAGAAGGATTTCCTCCTCCAATACCTGAACCATCTATATTAATTAAGTTCCCTACTGTAGTTATTGTAATACCTCCCTTACCTGCTAAATCAATATCAGGTCCGGTTGCTCCCTCAATAGTTTGGATACCTCCACCACCACTACCTGTAATAGTAATATCGGTTCCGGAAGCACTAATACTAATGCCTCCGGCTCCTATTAAGTTTAAGTCACCCGTAAGGGTATTTAATGACTGAACGGAAGAAGAACCTCCGGGTACTAATGCAATGATATCACCAATGGTATAATTCATTGTAACATCAGCATCGTCAACATTTGTTCCAATTACTTTGTCATTTACTGTTGGGATGCCATCAATTGCATATGTACTTATTCTTGCCATTATTCTGTTTTTTCTTGTTCTATTTTTTTAATCTCTCCTGTTTGTACATCAATCTGTGAATCACTACCATACTTTTCAGATAGCTTTAATTCCACTTCTGCGTACTCTTTTTTCAGTGTATCAATTTTTGATACAAGTGATGATTGTTGTAAAACTGCATCACCTAATTGCATTTTCAATTGGTTGAATGCGTTTAGCATTGATTGAATTTGCTTTAATTCTTGCTCTGTTAGTTTTTTACTTTTTGCCATTTGATTTATATTAAATTAATTATTAGTTACAAAGATATGAAATTTTCATTTACCTCGATGGTTCAAACTCGCAAGGACTTAATAGTATACAAGTAGTAGTGCCATCAATAAAAGTGATTTGTAAAAAAGGTTGCTTTCTACTAATGAAAAAATCTTGCCTTGCTATTTTCGACTGTTTCCCCTCAATATAAATTTCACCACCACCGGCAGGTCCTTCAGGTCCTTCAGGACCTTGTGGTCCCGTAGGTCCCGTTGCTCCTGTAGGTCCCCTTGAACCCGTTGCTCCCTGAGCACCTTGTGGTCCGGTGTTTCCTGTAGTACCCTTTGCTCCGGCAGGACCCTGAGGACCTGTACTTCCTGTATTACCCTTTGCTCCGGCAGGACCTTCAGGACCTTGTGGTCCTGTTGCTCCGTCAGAACCATTTGTTCCGGCAGCACCTGTATTACCTTTTGCTCCGGCAGGACCTTGTGGTCCTACTCCTCCGGTGTTTCCTGTACTACCTTTTGGACCTTCAGGTCCTTCAGGACCTTGTGGTCCTGTTATACTTTTTCCATCAGCACCGTTTGTTCCGTTTGTTCCTTTAGCACCCTGTGGTCCTTCAGGTCCTTCAGGACCTACACCACCTGTGT